GAGAATAGTGCGCATTCCTGCTCTGACCTGCCCGTTAGCCCCACACGTGGGGCAGATATGGGGCAGAGGTGCAGTACGCAACGAAACGAATCGGCAACAGCCGTAACACCGAGCATGATCCACACGTAAGTGGTGGCATGGGGGAACCACCGAGACCCAGGCACGTACTCGCCGGATGCCTGCCGGTCGCCGTCGCGCTGCTGCTTGTGGCCGGCCTTCTCACCGCGATCCAGCTGGAGCGGCCGGCGACCGCGGCGCCGTCGTGCGATCGCGTGGCGGTCATGAACGCGCGGCTCGACGAGCTCGGCCGCGCGGGGTACAGGTGGCAGTTCGGTTTCATACCGGATGGCGCGTGGGGCGCTGCCGGCTATCCGGGGTCGAAGGACATCACGATCTCGGACACCGCACCGTGCGACGCCATCGTGACCGTCGTGAACCACGAGTGGATGCACGCCCGCCAAGAAGCCCTCTTCCCGGGCCGGGCGATGCGCGCCTACGGCGAGGCGTTCGAGATCGTCGCCGACTGCGGCTCGATGCTGCTCGGCTCACCGATCACCCCGTATCTCGAGCGCCGGAAGAAGGCGACCGGCCAAGAGGGCTGCACGGCGGACGAGCTGGACTCGGCTCGCTACGCGCTCGGCTGGCCTCGCTGACCACCCGTTCGTGCCGTAACGACCCCGCCCACCAACACGACCTACTTCGATCGACACATAACCCAGGAGATCACCTTGCGCACCACCTCTAAAACCCTCGCCGTCATCGCCACCGTGGCCGCCCTGACGTCCGCGTGCGGAACGCAGCCCAAGCCGGGCACCCCGGACGCCGCGAACCTCCCGGCCGTACAGGACTCGGCGGCCGCCGCGGCGCCGAGCGACGGCGCCCCCGCGGGGTCGAACGCGCAGGGCCGGATCCCGAAGAAGCTCGGCGAAGCAGCCGGGTTCACGGGCCAGGATGGCAAGACGCAGGCCGTGACGTTCTCCATCGACAAGATCACGGTTGACCCGAAGTGCGACGAGTACATGAACCGCGCGGCCGGGACGCACACGCTCGTGCTGGACGTCCGGGTCGCGACTGAACAGCTCTCCCCCGAGGACGCCGCGCAGCTGGGCGCGACGATCAACCCGTTCGCCTTCCAGACCGTCGCCGACGGTGTCACCGCCCCCGTGAACGCGGGCAGCTGCAAGGTAATGAGCTTGAAACGCCTTCCGAACACGTGGGCATCGAACTCGAAGTACACCGGCCAAATCGAACTCGAAGTGCCGGCCAAGTCGGGAACGCTCGCGTTGATTCCGGGCGGACTGACCAACGCCGGCGGCGGCTGGGAATGGAGCTACTAGCGATCGCTCGTCGTAGCGCCCCGGTGCCTGTCGGCGCCGGGGCGTTCTGCTGTCCGATCGCGAGCCATCTCCGGGGCCCTACCCTGATGGTCATGACCGTTCATCTTGTCGTGACCACAGCAACCCCAGATCGGGAATCCGGCGAGCGGCTGGCGGGTTCGGCCGTCGCTGCCCGGCTCGCCGGTACCGCGCAGGTCGTCGGTCCTGTCACGTCATTCTTCTGGCACCTCGGCGAGTCCGGCCGCGGCGAAGAGTTCAACGTGACGTTCAAGACGACCGACGCGAGGTACGCCGAACTGGAGGCGTACATCATCGAGAACCACCCGTGGGACAAGCCGGAGGTGACGGCCGTCGAGCTGGCTCGCGGTTCGGCCGACTATCTGGCGTGGGCCGAGGAGTCGACGCGTCCCCGCTAGACCTCTAGTCGGGCGAGGAGATCGGCGACGGCTGGTGTCGAACGGTGGCGGGCGAGACGGCGCGCCACCGTTTCGATGCGGCGGGCTGGACGAACCGACGTGACGCCTGCCGCGAGGTCCGCCGCATGCCCCAGAGTCTCCGCCGCCTGCTCGACCTCGCGGGCCTGGAGATACGACGTCGCCAGCCAGGTCAGATACAGGGACTTGTCCCGCGCGTGCGTGTCGTCGAACTCGCCGAGAACCCGTTCGAGCACCGGGACGGCGCGCAGCGGCCGTCGGAGTTCCGTCCAGCAGCGGCCGGCCATGATGTCGATTTCGGCGGCGTCGACCCAGAACACCCAATCCGGTTCCGGCCTGGTCGCCGGGGTGTTCAGTGCCTCGCGGGCGAGGTTCAGCGCCCGGTCGGCTTCCTGTGCTTCCCCCGCCGTCGCGTGCGCCCATGCCTTCCGTTCCAGCAGCAGCGCTCCCACCTTCGGTGTGGCGACCTGGCGTGCAACGTCGTACGAGTCCGCCGCGAGTGCCGTGCCGCTCTGTTGCGTCGCTGTCTGCTGGTACGCGGCGTACGCAATCGCGTTCCCGGCGAGATCCAACGCCTGTGCGTCTTCGGCATTCTCCCGGCTGTCGTCGTACAGCTGTTCCGCGAGCGCGTGCTGCCCGTGGTCGAATGCCGCCCACCCGGCCTGCTGCTGCTGTTCGGCAAGTAGGGCGAGTAGTTCTCGTCCGATGTCCTCGGTGTGGCTGGATTCGCGGATCAGCCGTTGGGTGTAGTCGGCTTCGGCGGCGTAGACGGGGAAGGTTTCGGCGCCGCCCATGATGTTGTCCAGGCGCCGTAGGCGGGCAGTTCGGCGGCGTAGTTCCGCCACGTCGGAGCGGCCGATCAGACGGGCGGTGGGCTGGTCGGTGCGAGCGAGCGGGATTGCCAGACTGGCCATTGCCCCGATGAACTCACGCCGCTGCACCCCGCCCCTTTCTTTGCGTCGTTTCGCCCGTGCAGTCGAAACGGCGCGGCTGATCGTCTTCTCCTCGACTCCGAAGCTGGCTGCGATGTGCTGTTGCCAGAAGGGTGTCGGTAGGCGCTTCTCAGTCTCCCAGCGGGAGACCTCGTTTCTGGTGATGGCCTGCCCTGAAAGCTCGGACAGGGTCGAGGCTTGATCGGTTTGCGATCGCCCGGTGTCCTCACGCAAGGTCCGGAGCAGTCCGCCGATGCTGTCCTGCTCCACAGGTACCCCTCACGTCGCCCGGCCTAAAGTGGCCATCATCTCTCTGGCCTCGTCTTCTGGCCACCCCCTGGAAATGGCCACCTCGCGAGGCTCCTCTCACCAGGCATTATCGCTCTTAGCTTCTTACCCGTGACAAGTCGGGGATGGCGCAGAACACGAGTGGTCCACGTGGTGGACTCGACCGGCACGGCCGTCGATATCACCATCGGCGTGACGACCGACCGGCACGGCAGATTCAGCCGGGCTATGGGCATTGGGGACGGGCCGACCGCACTGCTCACCGACGACGCCATCGCCCGATTGAAGACCAATCTGGACGACTCCGAGCGAGACCTTGCGCGCGTTGAGGGTCGACGGTGACCGCGGCCGTGATCGCGATGACCGACGAGGACTACGTGCCGTGCTACTGCGCGGACCGGATCCTCGGCGGTCAGGTGCACGATCTCCTGAAAGCCGACGTCGCCGACGACACGATCCTCTGGTTCATCCCCCGGTGTCAGGAAGGCGCCGCCGAACCGCGGCTCATCCCTCGGATGAACGTGCGGGCCGAGGCTCCCCCGCGAGCCCGGACCTGTGACGCGTGCGCGTCCCTTCAGCGCCGCGACCAAGTCGTCCGCTGCCCGCTGGTCTGGAGGCGATGACGATGCCCGTGGAGTTCCACAGCTCGTTCCCGCCGATTCCTGCCGTGATCGAGCTCGGCGGTTTGCAGGTTCGACAGGCCGGTGCGGTGTACGTGCCGGTTCGGGGATCTGACGACCACGTCCACTGGGCCCACCAGGCCAAGCTCCGTGTCCGACGCGTCGGCCTGTGGTGCCAGGAGTCACGGTTCGCCGACGCGCCGCAGGGCGCGGCGGGATGGGCGTCCCAGGAGCTTGGGTTCGCTCCGGCGTGCGCGTGGTGCGCCTGCCTGGCCCCGCTTCCTGTTCGCGAGACCGACCACGTCGAAGGAGTGGTGGACTGATGGAGCCGCCGATCGAGTTCATCCGTGACCACCGTGACGCATTGGGCAAGCTCCGTCTCGGCAGATTCATGCTCTTGCCATGGGAGCAGGTCGAAGATCACGACGAGTGGGGCCGCGACCTGATCAAGCTGAGCATCGAACATGACGTCGAGGTGGAGCGGCAAACAGTCGAAGCGAAAAGCCTCACCGTGGTCTTCAACGGCAAGAAGGTCCCGCCGTTCGAGGCCATCCAGTACGGCATCCGGCGGCTAGACCATCGCCGGTTCATGCGCCGCGACGAACGGAAACTCGTCGTCGCCGGCCACCGTGTCACCCCGGGCGGGCTCGTGATCCCGCCCGCCTGAAGCTGCCCGGCCGGCACGCGGTCCCCGAACCAGCGTGCCGACCGGGTGTCCACCCCGCTCGCCGAGTCCGTCCTTTTGGCTCCCCGAAGGATTCGGCCCCCCACTCGGCGAGCGGACCAGCCCACCACGTCGGGTTGCAGTATGTGGTGGGGCCCGGGTGAGAGCGGGCCGAATGGGAGCGAGGGCCCCGGCGTGATTCCCAGCGCGCCGGGGCCCTCGCGTTTCGCCAACAACCAGGGAACGGAATGCCGAACGACCACGATCCCGCAGCGCTGGCGGCCGCATACGTCGCGGGCGCCACGCTCGGAGAACTCGCCGGCCGCCACGGGCTGACCTACTACAAGGCGCGCGACCTCGTGCAATCAGCGGGTGTGACGCTGCGCCACGTCGGCCCAGAGACTCCGCCGGCGCCGCCGGGTATGGCGGCCAGGTATGAGGACGGCGCGACGATCCACGAAGTCGCCGCCGCGTACGGGTTTTCGTTCGGGGTGACGCGCCGGATGCTGCTCGCGGCGGGGGTCACGTTGCGGCAGAAGGGGCAACGGCTGTAGCCGGTTCCGCTCTCTGACCTGGAAACCGACTAGCGAAAGGAGGCCTGCCAATGATCATCGACTGGTGGAACGTCGGATAGCAAGGCGGGGGCCCGCGCTCCCCTGCAAGCGCGGGCCCCGATCCTTCAGTCGACGTCGCCGCCACGCGGCGGTGGCGCAGGCGGCAGGCTGTTCACCACCGGTGTCCCGTCCGCGCTCGTGCCATAGTTCGGCGGCTGATTCGAGCCCAGCAGCACGCGGGTGAGCCACGGCGGCATCTTCTCCTCGACCGCACGCAGCAGCGGATACACGATCGCGAGCGCCGCGGGGATGAGCACCATCTGGCCGAGCCCGTCGACGGCGCCGGTCACGCTGTCCGGCAGGCCGAGCCCCACCAGCCACGCGATCCCCAACGCCCACAGGCCCGGCACGATGGTGCGCAGCCACGACACCAGGCGGTCACCGAGCCGGGTCACTGGTCACGCCCCAGCAGCGCGCGGAACTCGTCGAACACGGCCTGGGCGACGGCCTTTTCGTCGACCGTGTCCTTGTCCGCGAGGATCCGCTCGAGCGTGGCGTTGATCGTGGCTTCGGCGAGGGGCGCCAGTTCCCGCGCGAGTGCGGCCTCGTCGAGGTCGCCGACGTTGGCGACCGCCTTCACGAGCTGGCCGACGGTGGAGTTGAGCGCGTCCAGCTTGGCGTTCGCCCAGTGCGCTTCCGCGTTGGTCCAGGCGACCAAAGAGCCGAGCGAGTCGGGCGCATCGCCGTACACCTTGTTCGGGATGACCTTCGCGTGGATCAGATCTTCGACGCTGGGCATGTCGTCCTCCTGGGTCTGGCCGCCGAGCACGGCGGCGAGTTGTGCGCGGGTGCCGCGGAACGCACTCGCGTCGAGCGGCTGGTAGCCCGCGATGCGGGCCGAGCTGGTGAACTGGAGCAGCAGCACGCCGAGCCCGCCGTAGCCGTTCCAGTAGTGCGGCGGGACGTCCGCCCACTCGTCGGCGAGCGTGCCGACCACGTTGTCCGGGTACCGCGAGGACCACAGCGGCGGCAGCCCGACCAGCGATGGCGAACCGATCTGCTGCCAGTACCAGCGTGGGATGTAGAGCAGCGGCGTGCGGTAGCCGTCGCCGTTGAGGAGCCGGATGATCTCGCGGGTGAGCGCGATCCCGCCGGACCCGTGCTCGACGTCGAGGATGACCGGCACGTCCTTCGGCACAACCTGTTTGATCTTCGCGACGTGCGCGGCCGCCGAGACATTCCCCCGCTGGTACCAGTACGCCCCGACGAGCTGCCCCGCCGCACGCGCCTCCACGAGGTTCGAGGCGAAATCCGGGTCCACAAAGGACGAGCCCTCGCCCGCCTTCATGAGGCACAGCTCGCAACCGTCACGCCGGGTCTGCGCCAGGTTCAGGCTCTTGTCCTGGTGGTGGGAGATGTCGATAACGAACGTGATCGGATCGGCCATCACGCGCCCCCCAGCAGGACCGTCGCGAGGGTTCCGGCGAGTCCACCGAGGACCGAGCCGCCGCCGAGCGCGACCCACACTTTCCGTTCCAGAGAACGGATCCGGGCTTCATGGTCGGCGATGTCGGCGACCTTCTCCCCGATGCTCTTCACCTCGTCGTGCACGGCTCGCATCTCGTCGTACAGCTCGCGAGTCGTGATCACCACGTCTCCGGGTTGTGCCATGATTTCGCCTCCCTTAAGGCATTTTCTAATGCTCTGATCCACATTGGACAACCGCCCTCATGCCCGTTCGATGATGAAGACGCCCGTGTTGTCGACGCCGTTCGGTGTCCCACCGTTGGTTTTCATCGCCACGGAATCCAGATTCCAGATGACGCCCATGATCGTGTAGGTACCCGAGCTCGGGGCAACGAAGGTTTTCTTGCCCTCAGCGGCCAGGTACGCGCCGACGTTGGATGCGATCTTGCGCCGTACGTAGAACCGTGTCGCGCCGGTCAGCGTGGCTGTGGATCCCGACACGTAGTGCATTTCGAAGACACCGGTCGATCCGGCCACCACGTCCCACCCGGTATCGAAGGAGACCCGGTACTGCTTTCCTCCCACCAGCGTGACCTGACGCGACACCCAAATCACTTTCCCGGTGCCGGATGTGAGCGCCGAGTTCGTGGTGACGGGGGTGTCGGACAACACCGAGGACTCGGCCACGGTGTCATCGAGCGCGCCCGTGGTGGCCTCGACGCTTTCCAGCGCGGCCTTGATGTGCGCGGCAGTGTTCGGCGGGTCGTACAGTTCCGGGTACGGCCAGCCGTAGCGGCTTGTGGCGCCCATGGTCGGGCCTCCTCTCCTTGTGTCAGAACGGGATGACGACGAGACGACGACGAATGAAGTCGGCCAGATCGGCGGTGTAACCGCCCGCCGTCTCGCGCTTGTATTTCGCGGTGAAGACGTTGGTGCCCTGGTTGAGGCCATCGGCCGCGGTATAGACGTGCACCGACAACGGGCTGCCCCACCCGATGATCGTCCCGGCGCCCGGGTGCGCGATATCGAATGTCCCGCTGATGGCAGCGGCCTGGTTGGTCAGCGCGCCCGCGGCCATCGACGACGCGCCGGACACCTCGACGCCCATGTGGGCCCAGCCGTTGATACAGCTCGATTGAGTTCCTACCAGCACGAGCGCCCGCCGCGCCGAGGATATGTAGGTGCTCACGCTCGGCCCGAACGATCCCGGGAGATCCGCATACGTGGCGCTGGAGGTTGAGCCGGACGCGCCCACGTAGTCCTGGCGGACGCCGAGCGCGGCACCGGCGCCGGGTGCGGCGACCTTGCCGAGGATGAACCACTGCGTCTGCTTCCGGATGATCATCACCACGTCGCCGGGGACGAGCACGATCCCGGCGCCGATGCTGAGACACCGCATGTTCGGGACGACGGTTCCGTTGACCAGCACGGAATTGACGCCGGTCGCGTCGTCCCACGACTGGATTTGTCCGGTGTAGAACGCTGCATCTTCTCCGCCCGAGGGCGGCGCCGACGCGGCGGCGATCAGCTGCGCGATTCCCAACGCGTCCATCAGCCCGCCTTCCGGGTCAAGTAGCTCTTGCGGGTGTCGATGCCCATCGAGTCCTCCGGCGCGAGGCCGTAGGTGATGCGGTCGATGACGTGCACCTCGGATCCGCCCGGGTAGGAGACGGTCACCACGTCCCATCCGTCCAACGCTGGATTCGGGATGGTGCCGAGGGAAACTTGGTACGGGAGTCCGGTCACCTTTGCGAGTTTCGCGGCCGCGGCCGCTTCGCACTGCGCGACGGTGGTCATGAACGACGAGCTGTAGAACGTTGCGATGGCGCCGAAATCACCGTCGACGAATGTCGGTGAGTCCGGGTCGTCGTCCTGCGCGATCCCTTGCACCGGCGGGAGTTCCCCGATCGGCTCACCGCGGGCGACGACGATGTTGTAGACGCCCGCGCGAGAGATGGCGCGCTTCATCTCGACGAGCACACCCTTGGCACCGGAGTTGATTTCCCACACGGGCTTCGTTTTGGTCAGGTCCGGGACGGCCTTCACTTGGAGACGGCCGGCGTAGTCGAAGTACCCGTACATGCCGTAGGAAGCAAGGAGTTCCTGAAGGAACTTGAGTCGGTCGTCATTCAGGATGTGCTCGGCGCCGAGCAGGATCGTGTACGCGTCGAACTCGGGCGGGTAAACGGTGACCAGGTTCGGCACGGCCTCCCCTACCACGAAGTCGATCACGGCCCCGACCGAGGCGCTTGCGGAGAAGCGCACCGGCGTGACCGGTCGGCAGTCGCGGACCATGGCCATCCGGTCGGACGCGGTGATCCGGATCGCGCCGTCCGGGACGCGCAGCTGCTCGATCTGGTCGATGCGGAAGTATCCGAGGCCCACCAACTCGCGGGTTCCGATGCCGTACTCCACGCCGCGCTCGACGTAGATCTCTTGCCCGTACGGGGTTCCGGGGTCTGTCGTCTTCGTCGGCCACGGGTACCGCGTCGTCAGGTCCAAGGTGGACTGTATGTCGGCGGTCATGTCGACATTCACCGCGCCAGAGATGGGGGGCAGGCGGCCGTCGAGGTCGACACCCGGGACCGGGATACCCACCGGATTCACACCGGTTTGCCCGGGAGCGACGAGCGTGCAACGCGTCGCCATCGTGTGCGATCCGCGCAGCGACGCGAGGAAGGAGTCCGTGGCCGGTCTCATGGGACGATCACCACCGCGTCGCTCACCTTGTCCACCAGCGCCGAATAGCTCGGGTTGGCGGCCACCACGTCCGCGATCGTGGCGTAGGTCGCCAGGACATCCGCGTACACGAACGTGTCGCTGTACACGGTGGACGCGGGGGCGGCGACCTCGGTCAACGGCAGGTCGAAGTACCGGCGCGTCGACCTCGCCGAGCTGCGCGGCCGTGACTGGGTGGCGTCGCCGATGGAGGCGTACAGAGTCGGCACGGCGGACAACTCGGTCGGCGCTTGAATGAACACCGTGGTCCCGAGCGCCAGCGCGTTCGCGAAGTCGGCGGCGGCGCCCAGGTCGGTGGTGGTCACCTGCAACGTGAGGCGCCTCGATCCGCGCACGTCGTCGATCGCAACCGGATAGGTACGACCCACCACGTCGAAGGTCGCGGTGCGCGAGGGCGCGATGATGTCGGAGACGCCGGTGACCGTGACCTTCCGGTTCAGCGACGGGCGGCGCACGTTCTTGATCCACACCGAGTCGAGTACGGGAGTGATCACGTCCGTCTCGGTGAACAGGGTCGCCCCGGTGGGTGCGTACACCCGGACTCGGTAGAAGTTCGGCAGTCCGGCGGCGAATTCGTAGTCGTCGAGTTTCACCTCTTGGCGGGCGTTGCCGGGCAGGTTCAGCCCGCCGCGCACCGTGTGCCAGGTGATCGTGTCCGTCGAGCGTTCCACGGCGACAGCGCCGACGGTGGCCAGATTGGCGTAGGTCGCGGTTGGGCTGGTGTTGGTGTTGCTGCTCGACAGCAGCGACCGGACGCCGATCTGTCCGGCGGCGGTGACCGCGTTGTCCAGCAGGCTGATCGTCCACGCGGCAGGTTCGGCGCCGGTGGCCCACAGCTTGACGGCCAGCACGGAGCCGGTCACCTGGAAACGCAGGGAATAGGACGCCCCGGCGGTGTGAGTCAGGCCGGTGGTGACCGTGGAACCGAGCAGGGTCTCGACTCCGGCGACGCGCTTGCGCAGCGTCAGCAGCACCGCGTTGCCTGTCGTCAGCTCGACGCGCGCCAGGTAGCAGTTGCTGGTGTCGGCCGCGCGCGCGACGGCGTGCAGGAACTGCGATCCGCCGGCGCTTACCTGGTCGGCTCCGACGGTGATGGTGTAGTCAACGTCTGTCAGCGGCGGCCCGATCAGGCACCAGCGGGACACGTTGACGGAGGTTTGCGTGTGGCGGCCGAGGTTGCCCGACACGGAGAAGTTCGCCGCTGTACCGCCGCTGGTCGTCCAGGTGTGCCCCGAGGGTGCCTCGCCCCACCCGGAGGACACCGTGCGGGCGAACAGATCCTTGATCCCCGGCGCAGTGCCCAAGAGCCGCACACGCGAAATCGAATCGTCGTAGGTCAGCGACTCGATCACCGCGGCCTGTACGGCTGCGGCGTAGGCGTAGAACGCGGGCGTACGCAGCCCTGTGGCTCGGTTGGCGGCCGAGAGATCGCCGCCGGGGAAGAACGACGCACGCAACGTGTTCGACAGCTCCAGCTGGACACCGGCCCGTCGCTGGTTCTTGTTGCAGATGTTCGCCGGGTTCGTCCCCGCGAGTTCGGCAGAAGCCACGGTGACGGTGAACCCTGCCGCGCCGAGCTTCGCCTGGATCAGGTCCCGCAACTGGCCGTCGAGTCCGCCAATGTAGGTTTCGGCGACCCCGTCAGTGCCGGCCATTCCGTGGCACGACACCGTGTGTGTCGACGCAGCGACGAGCGCGAGCGCCTGCGGCTCGTCGAACAGGCTGCTCGTGATGTGCAGGTCCGAGTTCCCGGATGTCTTGATCCCGGCGAACTCGTAGAACGCCATCCGTGTGGCGGCGATCTGTTTGGCCAGCTCTCCGGTACCGGCCTCGATCGCGCCACCGTGGATGGCGATCGCAGCCCACGTCGCCCCGGCCGGAACGACTGCGGTACGCGTGTAGTCGACGTTCTCCACCTGCTCGGCGGACAGAGCAGCGTAGGACGTGTAGGGCGGTGGCATCTACTCCTCCAGTCCGATCGTCGTGGTCATCGCATTCCTCCGGTGCCCGCGCCAGCGGCGCGCACGGTCGCGCGGTCGGCCTCGTCGATCTCGATATGGAGGCGCTCGGTGATGCCCTTGCCGAGGTCCACGATCAGCTCGATCACCCGCGGCTCCCCGGAGCGGCTCGTCGCCGAGCCGCCGCTCGGTGCGGCGCTGGCCGCGAGCGAGCCGGACGCCGCGCCCGAAGGGGCCAGAGGCAGCAGCTCGTCCGGGACGGCGGATGCCACACGCCCGGACATCGCGCGCACGGCGGCGACGGCCGAGCTGGTGCGTGCCAGCACGCCGTCACCGAAGGATTCGGCGATGGACATGCCGGAGTACAGGACCCAGCCACGGCCGCTGAACGGCCCGGTTTTCGCCGGTGAGAACGGGAACATGTCCCGGATCCGGCCCACGAAGCCGCGGACCTTGTCGACGATCCGGCCGGCCATCCGCTCGATGCCGCGGCCGAACCCGGCAAGCAGCTCCATCCCGGAGTGCAGCAACATCGAGCCGATGTTCCCGAGACCGCGCAGCACCATTCCAGGCAGCTGCACGACCTTCGCCACCACGTTGCCGATTCCGGTCCGCGCACCCGAGTTCATCTGGTCCATGCCGAGCCCGAAGCGCGACGCGGCGGTCAGCCCGCCTTCTCCCGCCATACTGGACAGTTGCGGCATCGACTCACCGAATTTACCGATCATGCCGTCGAGAGCTGTGGACGTCTCACTGCCCATCAGCTGCATTCCGCTGCCCCAGTCGCCGGACATTCCGTCGCTGCCGGTCGACACCGCCGATCCGGCCGAGGACATCGCGGTCATCACGTCGGTGGCCATGCCGCCCCAGTTCGTCTGGGTGATCGTGCGCATCGCCTCGGAGGACGCCTTGAGCCCGTTGGACATCGTCTGTCCAGCACCAACAACGTCGCCCTGCATCAGCTGCGCCAGCGCGGTGAACATCGTGATAGCACCAAGGAGCGGGATGTTGAGCAGCATGATCACCGGAGCGAGCAGGATCAGCGCAGCAGCGAGCGGCGCGAGGGATCGGAGCAGCACCGGCAGGATCGGGGCCAGCCCCTTCACGAGTTGCTCGACCACAGGTGACAGCGCCTTGACCAGCGGGCCGAGGATCCGTCCGAGCGTTTCGAGCGCGGGAGCGAGCGCGTCCGAGGCGGATTCGGCGATCGTGACCAGCAGATCGCCGAGTGGCTCGATCAGCGGCTGCACGGCTTCCAGCGCAGGGCCTAGGATTTTCGAGACGGCTTCGCCCACTTTGGACAGAACCTCGCCGAGTGTGCGGAAGGTTTCCTGTCCTTCCGGGCTCTGCACAAACCGCCGCACCGCGTCGATGGCGGGGGACAGCATCGGCGCGACGCCGGCGCCGCCCTCTTGCAGCGAGCCGAACACCGACCGCACGATGGACGCGAGGTCGTTCAGCAGCGCCCATAGGTCCTTGAACGCGCCCAGCCCGCCGCTGATCCACTGCTCGATCTTGCCGGATTCCTTGGCCTCGCGGATAAAGTCGGCGAACCGTTGCGCCGATCGACCGACGCCGCCGGTCAGCTTCTCCATCGTCTCCGAACCGACCTGCGCGAGGTCGAGAAACGCCCGCCCGAGCGGAGCCAGAGTGCGCCCGACGTTGCGGATGAACCCAGCCGAGTGGTCCAGCGTGGTGTTCAGTGCGTCGACGTTGCTCTTCTGCCGGGACATGCCGGTGAACTCGATGATCGACGCACTGATCGACCGCGCGATCCCCTGAAAATGCGTGGTGGTCTTGGGTAGCAGGGTGTTGATGTCCCGCACGGCCGGAGCGAGCCCCTGCTGAAACGTCGCTCCAACCTTGACCTTCAGCGCATCGAGTTGCGGGTTGACGCCCTCGAACGCTTTCTTGATCCCGTCTGCGCCGAGCTTCCACGCCAGCATCCCGGCAACGCCCGCAGCGAGCACACCCGGGATGAGTCCGAGCGCGCCCGAAGCCGCTCCCGCCCACGACACGATGCCCACGAGCGTCCCGATAAGCCCGTTGATCGACGACAGGCCGAGTGCGGCAACGCTGAACTTGCTCGCTATCGCCTTGCCGAAGCCGAGGATCTTGTTCCGGAGTCGGTCGATCCGACGGCCACGGTCGTCTGCCGCGTCGGCCGCCTCCTTCATCGCGGCCTTCTGCTTCGCGATCTCTTCCCGCTGGGCGCGCGTGATCTCGCGCTCGGCGTCCGCGACCTCCTTCGCCTGCGCCCTCGCCGAGGCGATCCGTTCCCTCTCGGCGGCTTTCTCCCGCCGCGCCGACTCGGCGTAGGCCGCGGCCTCTGCGCGCTCGACGTCCTTGATCAGCGCTTTGGATTCCGAGGCGGCCTTCGCGAGGCCTTTCGCGGTGCCGTCGAACCGGATCCTGACGGTGCGCTCGCCGCTCGCCATCAGAGGTCACCACCTTCGGCGAACTCGCGCACCACGCGGTCCGCGGCGGCGTGCCACGCGCGGGAGATCTCTCGCTGTTCCCGCTCGATGACGGGGAAGAACGCGTAGGCGTTCGTGCCGCGGTGCTCCCGGTACTGCGTGCCGGTCTGCCCGCCGTAGCGCGGGCTGGCGTACCAACCGGAGCGACGGGTCATGCCGAACACGGACGCGAACACCAAGCCGTAGGCGGGTGCACGGTGGCGGCCGAGGCGCCGGGTGCCACCAGCCTCGACGACCGGGACACGGTCGCGGCGTGCCTTGACGGTCTGCGCGACGAGCCGCCCTTGTGGGCCGCCGTGCGCAGCGAGATCGGCGGCGGCCTTCACTGCGAGTTTCGACGCGAGGTCGAGGGATGCGTCCCGGAGCGCGTCAGCCGCGTTCTTCGGCAGGAGGTCGAAGGCCTTGAGGGTGTCGCGGACGCCGTCGATCTGCATCCGCACGACGAGAGATCGCCGTACCGCCATGTGCCTTCACCTCCCGGGACCGGTTTCCGGCGTTCAGCCGGACCACTGGATCGGGCCACCGGCCCCGGGCGCGTCGTCGTGCTTGCCGGACGCGGCGGCTCGCTGCTCTCTCAACAGCTGGATCGCTGTGTAGATCGTTCGAGGGTCCTCGTTCTCCCATTCGGACGGTGATGTCCTGGTGGCGAGCGCGAGGGCGACGATCCAGCGGTTCAGCGACCCCTCTGGGAAGGGTCGTCGTACCCCTCCTCCACATCGAAGTCGAGCACGACCGAGGCCTCGAACTCGTCCGGCGTGCCGTCGAACTTGTTCTGCCGCTTCGCGGCGATGTAGGCGACCTTGTACAGGTCGGCCATCGCCAGTTCCTCGAGAAGCCGCTTCAGGGTGGCGCCCTTGTTCCGCTTCTCCCACTGGAGAACGTCGCGGGAGTCGGCATCGACCTCGAACGGTGCGCCGTCTTCGGGGGTCAGGGTGAACTTGAACATCGGGGTGTGAGGCCTTCCGGTACGAAGTGGACGATCAGATCTTGATGACAGCGCGGGTGACGCTGACGATCGCCGAGTAGTCGACGAGTGCCCTGCCCGCGTTGGCGTCGCCGACCGGCTGGCGGTAGTGGACGCTGGTCAGCGGGATCAGCTTCGGCGTGGTGCTGACCGGGACGGCGACGACACGGTCCGCGATGGTCAGGTCGCCGTCGACCACTTCGGGAGTGACCACGGTGACGTTGATCGGGGCCGCCCCGCCGTTGATGACGGACAGGAAGGTGCCCGCCGAGACGTCGACGATGTCGCCGTCGGCGTTCGGTGCGGTGTGGTTCGGTGCGAGTCCCGCGAGCGGGGCCGCCTGTGTGACAACGGAAATCCTCGCCATCGTCGTCAGATCCTTTCGTACGTCAGGCCGTCGCCGAGGGTGCCGAGCACCTGCAACGTGATTTCGGAGGTCTCCGTCGCGCGGACGTCGCCGCCGGCGGCCGGAGGCTTGAGGAGGACCTTGCCCGTCCAGCGGACATGCTCACCCACGATGCCGGGGTGGTGGTCGAGCACGAAGTCCGCGGCGACGTTGTTGTTGGACCACAGGTAGTCGTCCAGCCCAGCGGACCGCCAGTCGCTGAACCACGCCAGTTCGAGCGTCGGCTCGCCGTCGGTCTCCTCGACGAAAGAGTTGTCGGGACCGTCGCAGTAGGTGTACTGCCGGTCGCCGTCCTCCACGCCGGGATCGAGCTTCCAGGTCTTGAGCTGGCACTGAAACTGATTCGCGCCGATCGACAACGTGATGACCTTGAGGCGCCGCTGATGCGTCATGTCAGGCTCATTTCTACGACGAAGGTGTAGGCCGGGAGATCCTGCGTCCCGGCCTGATACATGGTTGGGTCGGCGCTCGCGATCGTGGCGCCGTCGACGTCCTCGATCGCGGCGGCGACCGGCTCGACCAGGTCCCACAGCTGCGCCTGGGCGCGGTTGTCCAGCGCGACGACGAGGAATACGGGGAACGTCACCGCCGTGATCTGGCCGGGACAGTAGGCCTCGAACGTCAGTTGGGGCATGCCGATGACCAGCGCGGGCGGGTCGACGTTGTCACCGAGGTCGTGCAGCCGGACCCCGGCCACGGTCTTGAGCGCCGCGCCGAGGACACCAGCCGCGTCGGACACCGTGCTCATCCGATCACCGCCTTCGCGTACCGGCCGATCCGGAGCATCCGGTCGATGTCCGGGTCGAAGGAGGAGACCCGCGCGGTGCCGAGGTCGTTCATGGACACGAGACCGTCCGGCGACCGCGGCCGGGTGAACCAGCGCGCGGCCAGCCGGATGGTGCCGAGGACGTGGTCATCGCTCGGCGCCGGGCGGGTGTCGAGCGGGTCGGCGTTGTAGTTGAACTGTGGCCGCACACGCTCGATCCAGGCGACGGCGGCGTCCAAATTGGACTGATACCGTTCGTCGTCACGGGTGTCGTCAAGAGGAACCTTTTGGTCCTCCTTGAGTTGTTCGAGCGTGGGCGGCCAGCTCATCAGCCCGCCTCGCCTTCACGCTTCGGCAGCGCGGCGCGGACAAAGCAGTCCTTGGCCTCCAACAGCTTCTGAAGCCCGAGGGTGACCTGGGACGACTGCGGTAGGCTGGTGGCCATCAGGTGCGCCAGCCGGGCACACGGCTCGGACACCGCCCGCAACTCGGCGGGCAGGTGCTCGAACTCGAAGAACTCCAGCTTCTCCGCGACGGCAGGGTGCGTCACTGAACGTCCCCGTTCTCGTCGGACACGGGCGTCTGCAAGGACGCCTCGGTCACCCAGCCCTGATCGGTGAGGACGTGCCCGCCCGCGCGGACCGGCTCGTCCTCGGACATGACGACCTCGAACGTGTGCACCGGGGTCGCCGGGAACGTCACGGCCGCCGGCTGTGCCTCGGCGGCGACCGGTTCGGCCAGGGACGTCACCGACTCCGGCGCGGCCTGCTCGACCGGAGTTGCCGGGGCCGCCCCCGTCTCCGGCTGAGCTTCGGCCGCGGTCGCCTCCTTGGTGTCGATCCGGGCGATGATCTCGTCGCGGGTGCCGGACGTGTCGGCCCCGACCGCGGTCGCGTACGCGATCCACTCGGCCTTGCTCGCCGAGTTCGCGGGCCGCTCCGGCGGCGTTGTCTCAGCCATGGGTCACGCGCCGACGGTGTGACGGATGCCGGCCACGCCGACCGGGCGCAGGACCCGGGTCGCGAAGTAGCCGAACAACGCCAAATCGATCTTCGCGGGCCCGTTGCGCTCCTCGTAGCGGAACGTCAGGAGCCCGGACTCCCACGCCCACACGTCGTTGCTGTTGACCATGAGGACGTCGGCGTCGCCCGCGGCGTTGCCGGTCATCGACCAGCACGGTTCGAAGGTGAGCCCGTCGACGTACCAGGCCTGTCCGACCGCGTTGCCGACACCGGCGGAGTTCTGCGCGCCGACCGACGGCAGCAGCGGCCGCCCCTCGGCGTCGACCGCGGTGGCCAGGGCCGAGGTGCCTTCCTGCGACAGGTAGCCGCGCGACGGCGGACCGAAGCGGCGGAACGGGTACAGGGCCTCGGCCGCGCGGATTCCGGCGATGAGCTTCTCACCGCCGAAGGTGCCCGCCGCGATGGAGCCGCCGGTCGTGGTGGACACCTGCGCACCGGACGGAACGAACCCGTTGGTGATGACACCGCCCTGACCGTTGGCGCCGTTGAGCTCGGTGTAGACCTTCGCCTCGGTCTGCTGCGAGTAGGACTCGCCCATCGCCTGCATCGCGATGGCGTCGATTGCCGGGTTCGAGCTGTCGACGATCTCGCGGGTGAGGGTGAACAGGCCGTTGATCGCCTTCGGCGTCACGGTCACGGTGCCGAGGGTGAGGGTGCCTTCGGCGGGGTTCGAGCCTTCGACGTTGTCCGCCGACATGCCGGACGCGCTCGTGAAGGAAGGGATGGTGAACGGGGTCGCGTCCTCCAGCGCGCCGCGGGAGACGCCGCCGACGAGCGGGCGACCGCGCATGAGCTGCGTGACGTACAGGTCCGGCCGGTAGCCGGGCGGGATGACGGCCGCGGCGTTCGTGGTGTTCGCCGCGAACATCGCGGACGCGGTGTCGCGCGCGACCTCGCTGGTCTGCTGCTCGAACTTGCGAAGCCGGTCGCGCGCGTCCTGGTCGCCACGGGCGGCGTGCCACGAGTCGCGGACCAGCGAGTTCCCGACGCCGTTCATCGAGTACACCGGGGCTTCGCGGGTGACGACGGCGCGTCCGGCCGGGACGACCTGGCGGGCCTCGGCGGGCGGCGGGGTGGGTGCCTGGGGGAACGGCAGCTTCGCGAACGCCTCGGTGATCGCGGTGCCGACGGTCTCGCCGAGGGACTCGGTGAGCTGGGCGGCGAACGCGGCCATGTCGGGCGTCTGCGCGCCGGCCGCGACCGCCGGGGCGGGCGCGGGAGTCTGGGCGGGACCGGCGGCCGGAGCAGCCGGAGCGGCGGGGGCAGCGGGCTGCTGCTCGGCGGTGGTCATGGCGGGGTTCTCCTTTTTCTCCGGGGCGGGCGCCCCTGGGGAGTTCTGGGACGCGGCGACGTGCGCGACACGGGCGCCGTCGAACGCGGGCATGGCGGTCAGCGCGACCGCGCGGAGCGTGGCGGAATGGACCAGCCGGACGGATTCGTCGGACGGGTCGGGCGTCCAGCCGTCGCCGTCCTCGAAGTCGATCTCGATGCTGAATCCGTCGTAGACCTCGTCTTCGGCGGCGGCGAGCATCTCGTCGCCGACCTGACCGCGGCCGACCTTGAACGCGGCGACAAGACCGGCGTCGGTGCTTTCGAGGGTGGTCGCGCGGCCGAAGGAGTTGTAGCGGTCGTGGTCGCGGTTGAGTTTCACCCGCGACGGCTGGCCGCCCCAGTGCAGCGAGTTCGGCGCGAACTTCCACCGCGAGAACCCGGAGCGCGCGACCTGGTTCCAGGGCACCGCGATGCCGGACACCGTCCTCTTCGCACTGTCCGCGGCGAACTGTGCGGCCACGCCCCGCGAGTCGAAGCCGATGGTGATGGGGTCGCTGGTGTCGGCGAACGCGGCGGCGGGGCGCGATTGCGACTGCTCCACAGAGGACTCCTCGGGTGCGGGCGCCGGGGCGGGCGCTGCCTGGGGCTTCGCGCTCGGGATCTTCTCGATCTCGGCGATGCGCTGGTCGTTGTAGACACCGACGCGGCGGCCGACCTCGTAGGTCTGCATGCGGGTCAAGGTGTCGCTGCGGAGGAAACCCGCGTAGTCGAACTGGACGGTGTGCCCCGGCGGGAAGACGTCCCGCATGGACAGACGCGACTCGATCGCCGAGACGTACGCCGCGAGCGTGAAGTCGACGAGGTCGAGCCTGCGCTGTTCAGCGTTCTGGTAGGTCCGGGTCGTCGTCGAGACGCCGAGGTCCTCGGGGTCGACGCCGGCGTGCCGGGCGATTTCCAGCACCGCGGCTTCCCGGGCCTTCGCGAGCTGAAGCTTTTCCGGGTCCCATTGCAGGATGTGCGGCTGCAACGCCGCGCCGACGTAGCCCCAGCTGCGTTCGGAGCGAGAGGCCTCCCACTCGTCGAGCAGCGGCTGCACCTCGTCAGGGTCCTGGTCGGCCATCCCGTCGGCGGGACTGAAGTACCCGAGCGGCAGCGGATCCTTGGTGTACAAGTCCGCGCGCTGGTCCAGCGCGATCGCCATCCGGATCGCCCGCGCGGCGACGGTGAGCAGCGGGTCATTCGGCGAGTCGATCCGGATCAGCTCAGCGTCCGGCACGATCTCGTTCGCGATGCCCTGCGGACGGCCGCCGTCGCTGGACACGTACACCTTCGCGTCGGTCTGGACCAGCACCGACCGCGGCTCCAGCCGCCGCACCTTCGAGGGAAAGCCGTGCGCGCCGAACTCGGTGATCCGCCACCACGACCGGGCCTCGAACAGCATGTCCTCGACCGTGCGGGTCATCGTCACCGACCGGGCGACGTCTTCCTCCGGCTGCTCCAGCAGCTCGGACGAGATCGGATTGCGGCCGGAGTCGAGCAGCCGCAACGGCAGCGTGCCGAGGGTTCCGGCGATCAGGTCGCGGGCCCGCTTCACCGCGCCGACGGTCAACGCCTCGGCGCGGCCGACTCGCGGAACGAGTGCCCCCGTTGTCGAGCCACCGTTGAGGAATTCCGATGGCGCGTTCAGCTCGAACGCGACACCGCGGCGCCCTCGCTCCGGGCGCTCAGGCTGGGCGGCCGCACGCGGCGGCGTCGGCTCAGGGCCGTACCCCCACGTGAACAGGTCGCGCCACAGTCCCATGCGCGCAGGTTAGCAGGAGAATTTCCTGCGAGGCGGCTTGATTGCCGTAAATCCTTCAGTTCGGCGTGTCTTCGCGGCGCCGTCCCCGCAAAATCACCGGTTTCCGAGGGGGTGGTGGCATGGTCCGCGCGAGGTGCACCGCCCCAGCGGTCGCGTAGGCACCGTCCACGTGGCCAGTCACCTCGTCATCGACACTCGCCAAGGTCCCGTTCTTGCGCGTGAACACCCACGCATCGCCGCGTCGCAGCTTCTCCGCGCCGCCGATGTGTGCGTTGAGCAGCGGGTCGTCGGAGTGCACGACCTCGCCCGCCTTCACCAATTCGGCGAAGCCCATGCACACCGCGGGCGTGTCCGATTTCAGATCGTCGACCTCGACGCCGCGCGGCGGCCACGCGGCGATGTCGCCCTCGCGCTGGCGGGCTTTCATGTCGGCGGTGAGCGCGGCGGCCGGGCCGTTCGGAAACCAGCCCAACTTCCGGGGCCTCACCCGCGCGACCTCCTTCGGCAGATCGCGGCGAAGCGACGCCAGATCCCGCCACGTCCCCACCACCTCGACGCGCACCCGACCGTCCTCGAGCATCGCCGCGGCCGACAACGTCGCGTGCTGGCCGTCCGGCGAGACGTCCAAGCACAGCGCGACGCGCGATCGGACGTCCGCCAGGGTGCCCGGCTCGATACCGGCGGCCCAGCCCGCGGCGTCGATGGCCGGGTCCATCATCGGGACGTCGATGCACATGATCTCGGTGAGGAAGCCGGTCAGTTCCTCGCCGCCGTTCTTCTGCGCCCGGCGGGCTTGGCCGAGCAGCGAGTCCGGGTCGGTGCGCCGCCCGTAGTTCGGGTTTGCCATCGCGAGCGCGCGTTCGTCCGTCGGCCGGGACCCTTCCGGCGCCGACCACTCCAGCAGGCCGAGCCGCCGGTCACCCTCGCCGGTCTTGATGAACTCGATCGCCGATTTGCGCAGGGACTTCAGCACCACCGAGCGGTGGTCGCCCTGGTTGCTGATCGCGTAGACCTGCGCATCCCACACCGCGTTCGTCGCGGGCACGGCGGCGTTCCACGCGGTCCAGTCGTGATGCTCGCGCAGCTCGTCGAGGATCAGCCGGTCGATGGTGAGCGACCGGCCGCCCTTCCGGTTGGACGCGGCGATCTTGTACCGGGTCTTGTAGATCGTGCGCAAGGTGTTCTCGCCGTTGGTCCGGCGGACACCGTTGGCGGGGATGTCCTCGGCGAGTGCGTCGCAGCCTTCGGCGAGCTCGACCGCCTTCTCCCACGACTCCACGGCGTACGACAGGTTCGTGCTCGTGCCGAGCACAAGACGCCGCTCCTCCATGAACATCCAGAACAACACGAGGATCACCAGCAGCTCGGTCTTGCCCTGCTGGCGAGCAACGATGATCAGGATTTGCAGGAACCTCGGCCGGCCATCCGGCAACAATTCCCCGGCGTGGATCGCCGCGAACCGCTGCCAGGGATCGAGCGGTCGTTCGAGCGTGTCCCGGGCGAACCGTTCGACCTTGAACCCGTACGACGTCGCGGGCGTCAGCGCGCACCCGCACCCGCACGGCCCCGGCGGGCCGGTCACGAGCGGCGGCGTGAAGATCCTCGGCGTCGTCGAGCCGAGGACGAGCTCCGGCTCAGCGACCGCGGTCATGACGTCGACCCGCGCGCCGCGCGCCGCACGTTGAGCTCGTCCTGCATCTCAGCCTTCAGGCTGTCCTTGGCCTGCTGCGTCGGCGAGCGCTCGGCCGGTCCGCCCTGTGGAAGCACCGCCTTGCGCGCGGCCGGCGTCGCGCCGAGGCTCTCCAGCACAGCTAGCATCTGCCGCGCGAGCTCGGCGGTCTTCCGACCGTCCCGCTCCCTGTCGAGCACCTCGGCGACGCGTCGCGCGAGCTGACTGGCCGCCGCGTCCTCGCGCCCGAGATCCAGCTCGTCGAGCGTCACCGACAGCGCCTCAGAAACCGAGCTGTAGCCGTCCATCACGGTCACGATGACCGGTGCGTCGAGCTCCTTGCCGGTCATCGCGGCGCACCGTGGGGGCGCGGGGAGAGAGAGGACACAGGGACGTGGATGTCCGGGCCGGGCGGGTATGGGAAAAACCGCAGGTCAGGCGCCATGTCCACTATGGACGCGCATTTCCGCAGGTCAGGGCCTTGTACGCGTCGTTCGCTGTTGATGTTGTTCACGTTGGCCTCCCCTCTTGGTCATCATCATGATGCGTGCTGCTCGATGTCGCGGTCACCACGCGGTCATGGGCCGGGGCTCTGGGTCGGGTGCTTTCGTGGGGTCGCCGACCTTGAGGTTGCACTCGCGGTGCGTCGCGACCATGCGGTCCGGGTCGTCGCCGTACACCTTGCCGTCGAGGTGGTGCACGTGTGCGCTACGCGGGTGCGGGTGGCTCAGCCTCGGGTCGATGGCGTGCTGGCACAGCTGGCATATCCACCCGTCGCGCGCGAGGATGGCCTCGCGGATCCTGCGCCATCGACGTGTGCTCCCGCCCGCCCAGCTCGTGCTCATCCTCCGGAGCCTCTGCGCTTGCCGTCGAGGAACCTCTGCCGTGCCTCACGCCGGATCTCGGCCTTGGCCTGCTCCCACCGTTCCTGCTCGGCTTCCCTCGCGCGGTCGAGCGGGCCGGGTACTTCTTCGATGACGTAGTCCTCCAGCGGCCGTATGCAGTTCCGCACGTACCAGTCGCGCGTCTCTGGGGTCTCGGCGAACGAGGCGGGCGGGTTCGTGGCCATGTGCGCGCGGATGTCGTCCCGGATCCGGATCACCCACACAGTCGGCTCGTCGCTCACGGTCGCCACTCCTCGCGGTAGTCGGGATGCTCGGCGTATGAAAGGGCGAGCAGGCGGACGACGTCCCAGTACGCCTCACCGTAGCCACCGAGACAGCTCGGCTCGCCGTCGTCATTGAAGTCGAGGTTGCACAGGCCGATGATCTGGCGTTTGGCGGCGACGTCGGCCAGCACGCGAACGGGATCGTGACGGGCAATGTGGATCGCGTCCTCGTCCTTGTCGAACACGCTGGCCTCACCACCCCAGCGACCACCGGACACGGGGGTAGCGCCATCCGCCCCGTGGATCGCTTCCGGATAGGTCTCCTTGTCCACCTGCCATGGTCCCGGACTGGCGGCCCGAGCAGCCTGCTCGTCTTTGTCCAGTTGGGCTCGCAGGAACGCGATCAGGTCATCCACGGGGGTCAGCTTTCGTCTCGGTGGTTCCGGCTGTGCCAGTACGCGTCTTCGTCACTGGTGTCGAACACCGACCGGCGTGGCTTCTTGTGGGGGCTGTCGAGGTGCACGGGGCCACTCCACTCGATCTCGATGGAGAGACGCTCACCGGCTGGAACCTCCGCGGTGACGCCATCGGTCGCCCTGCTGACGTCGAGGCTGGCGGCGTCCATCTGCACGGTGCCGCGCCGGAAGCCGTCTCGTGCGCGCAACCGCGCGGCGATCTTGGCGAGGTAGTCGGCCATCTGGTTGGGGTCTTCGATGGGGATCATCCCTCAGGTCTCCTTGGTGGGCTTGGGCCCCGGACGTGCGGGAGCAATGCCCGCCTCACGGGCGAGGCGGCGAACGTAGGCCGCAGTGAAGGGCGAGTGTTCGACAACGTCGGTCGGTCGGTGGCCGGCCTTGAGCGCGGCGACGGTGGCGGCGGCGACGGCTTCTTGTGCCTTGTCGTGGTCGTCCTTGGTCTGGTGGTAGTGCCGGGTTGCGTCGGCGAGCGCGTCGAGCTCGGTCATGCGCTACAGGGTAGCGCAACCCTGTTGCGTTCCCTATCCCTATTGCGCTACCGTGTATCGCAACAGGGAATCGAAACATGGAGGTTGGACATGACCGAGCAGGCCGACACCCGCACTTGCGCCTTCCCCGGCGACCACGAGCACGACCACGAGATGTGTATCGACACCTTGGCCGAACGCGTCGCCCACGACCATGGGCCCGCCCTCGTCGAGCACGCCGAGCGCGGGCACACACGCCCGCTCGCGGCGGCCGCGCAACTCCGGGCCATAGCTGGAGAGATGCCGTACCACGAGCAACAGGACGTGGCCAACCAGCTCGAACAACTCGGCGCACGCGTGTCGGGAAGCCTCGGAAGCGACCACCCCGGTTCCCAACGCATCCAGGAGGCCATCAACGACGCGATGAAGTCGTCGAGCGACACCTACGCGGCTCTCGAACGCGTCGCGCAGGCAGCAAACGAGGTGGCTGACAACCTTATGCGGTAGCACGCCCCAGAAGGCCCCCGGCGATCATGCCGGGGGCCTTCGTCGTGCAGCTCGGCTACTTCGTGCTGGTTCGCTGCGCCGTTCCCTCGGGGAGGTCAAGCTCGTGGCGGAGGCGGTGCAGCCGTTCCGAGGACCAGCAGCGAGCCACCTGTCCCGCCAACAGCCGTTCAGGTGTGCCATCTGGCCGGCGGTATGCGAGGCCAACGAGGCGAAGCAACACGACGTCCAGCCACTCGGTCCGGAGCCGGTGGGTTTCGCCTCCGTGCCGTGGGCAACCGACCTCGACGAGCGGGTAGGAGTACCGGCCGATCAGGAGGTCACAGCCCTGGTGGCCTTCGACACCCGCGATGACCGCGGCTTCGGCGCGCGCCTGCCCGTCCGCGCCGGAGTGAAACTCGGGTTCCAGCACGATCGCGGGGTCGTGAGACAGGCAGAGGATGCGGTACATGCTGCTCATCGCGACCACCGACGGAGCCGCCGCCAGATCCGGCCGCCGAGCGAACGCTGCGGCTCGGAGGCTGCACGGCCGCCCTGGTCGGTGGTGTGGCGCTCGGTGTACCGCGGCTCGACCACGCGCAGGCGGGTGTCCATGCGCGCCTTCTCGAAGCGGCGGAGGAAGTCGGCGCGCTCCCCTTCGGATAGCTCGCCGTTGAACCTGACCGGCCCAGGCATGGCATAGCGCCTTTGGTATGGCGTGGACTTATCGATGGTCTCGACCAGGTCGGCGATGTCGTCGAGCGTCACCGGCTCGGCGCGCGACGGCGCCGTGGTCGTCACGATCCCGGTGAGCTGGTCTTCTGCGGCGGCCAGGAGTGCGGCCGCGAGTTCGGGGCGGATCTCGCCGTGAGCCTCGGCGAAGTCGACGTGGTCGAGTTCGGCACCGAGCTCGACCATGCCGCGGTCCTCGCTGTAGGGCCGCGCGGGGATGGGCGCCGGCGGCGGCTCGACGATGCCCGTGGTCCAGGCGTGGGCGGGTGTGAGGTACTTGCCGTGGTAGGTGTCGCCCTTGGCGGGTTCGGCGTGCTGCAAGCACCGCATGGTCGCGCCGACCGCGAGATACGGGCACGGGGCGCCGTCCTCCTCGACGACGCACAGCGGGTGCAGGACGAGATCGGCGGGCCACGGCACGACGAGGTCGACGGCGACGGTTTCGATCACGGGCTGCCCGCCGACGCGTGCGAGCCTGCCGTCTTCGTCGCGGAGGTACCGGTCGGTGGTGAGCCGGTCGTCCTCGACGGTGATCGTCGAGTAGCGCGGGACGTCGCGGGGATCGATGCCGTTGCCGGTCAGGAAGTCGCGGACGGCGTCGAGGACGCGCGGGTCGCGTGAGGTGATCGTGTAGTCGGTCATGCTGGCGCCGCCTCCCATTCGGTGGTGCCGGGCTCGCGGCGCAGGACGATCACGGACAGGTCGCGGGCTGCCTTGCGGCGGACGTCGGCCTCGGTCTGGTCTGGGTGCCAGATCGGCGCGTTGTGGTCGGCGTACCGGTAGGCCCATTCCCATCGCCGCGCGCCGGGCACAGCGGAGACGCCGCTGTTGACGAGGACGCCGCGACCGTCGACCACCTCGTACATCGGGCAGATACCGGGCGCTGCGTGTCCCGGCTCGACCTCGGGGAGGTCGGGCGAGGTGACCGCGGCCATGACGTTGTAGCCGTCCGGGCTGAGGAACAGGTGGTGGACGTCCATGTCCGGCGGGAGGCCGAGGAGGAGTTTCACGAGGTCGGTGCTGATCGGGATGACGGCGCGGCGGTAGCGGTTCGGGTCGGGCATGGTCGTGTCCTCCAGAGGGTCAGAATCGGGGTCGTGGTCGTCCTCGTCGTGGTCGAGGTCGGTCTCGTGGTCCATCACGCCGCCTTTCGCAGGACGTAGGCGAAGTGCTCGTCGCGGTGCCGGTCTCGCAGGTGCTTGTTGACGGCGCGGATGACCCGCTCAAACGCCGACAGCCGGGACGTCTTCCGCACCTGCGACCAGGACGAGGCACGGCCGCCGGTCTGGCAGCACGGGCACCGCCACGCCCAGCCGGGATACCCGCCCCACCGGAGACCGCCGGCGCGGGCGGGGCTGCGCCGTACGCGGATCAGCCGGTCAGCCATCGGTCGCCTCGCGGAAGGCGTCGGCTGCGGGCACGAACGGCGCGGGCGGCTCAGTCTTCGCGCGCATCGCTTCGGCGTGGGTCTGGCAGAACCCGTCGTCGGTGGCCGCCGCTATACAGAGCCCGCGCCGGTCCGGCTCGGTGCCGGGGATGACCTGGTACTGGCACTGCTTCGCCACGTCTTCGCCACTGTCCACAGCGGACGGCGAAGTCGGCGCGGGCACGTACCTGTCGTTGGTCTCGTCGTAGGCGACGCGCTCGCCGTTCGGACCGAAGTAGATGCTGACGGCGCCGAGGTTGTCCCGCCTGAGCCGCGGCTCGGGCTCGGCGGGCTGGTCGCCTTGCAGCACCTCGCGGATCGGCCACTGCGTGTCCCAGTGCCGGAGCGGATGCGGCTCGGTGAGTTTGAGCGCGGCCTCGATGCGGGCCTGCCGTGCGTTCCGCTCGCGCAGCGCCTTGTCCCGCTGTGCGGTGCGTTCGCGGAGCTGGCGGTCCCGTTGCTGGTAGTCGGCGCGGAGGCTGTCCCTCTCGGCGGTGCGTTCACGCAGTTCGGTGAGCGCCCGGTTCAGCTGGTGCTCGGCCTCGCCGTTCAGGAACCTCAACCGCTCGATCTCCGCGCGCTGTCCGGGATCGGCGAGCTGGCCGCGACGGGCGAGGGCACGGGCCGCGGCGAGGTCGACAATCTCGGGTTCACCGCCTGGCGCCCATTCGAGTTCGGTGGCGATGGCGTCGTGGATGACACGGGCCGCTTCGTCGATCATGCCGTCGGCGCCGGCGGTTTCGGTCTGGTCAGCCACGGTCGGCCTCCTGGCGCAGCCGCCCGGCGTCGGCCCGGCACGCCGGGCAGCCCGCGAGAGCACCGCACCGCGCAACCAGGTCTGGCCACTCGACGTCGTCGGGCTTCGGGCCGACCGGGTGGCCGTGGTCGGTGAACCCGTAGAACCGGTCACGTTCGGGGCGAAGCAGCTTGTCGACGGGCACCTGCTCGACCCACCCGTCGGGGAGCTCGTCGAGGTCACGCAGCTCGCCGCCCTGGTCGTAGAGCTCGATGCCGCCGTCGCCGCCGTCGACCACCAAGGCGTAGCGGTGATCGTCGTCGGTGTGGTTCGGGGGCCGGTAGATCTGGATCATGGGAGCGTCCTTTCGGGGTTTGTTGGCGGGTAGACGCGGCTGTCGTGGTAGCCGCGGAGTTCGACACGGCCGCCTCGTCGGCGGCTGGGGCGGGTGCAGGGTTGGCGTGGTGCCGCGTGGCAGTACGGGCAGGGGCGGGTGAACGGTGTCGGGCCGTCGAGGTCGGCAGGGAACCGTCCGTCGTCTCGCCGGGTCATGGCGGGCTGCTCGTGGACTTGGGCTGCCGCTCGGCGGCCGCGATCAGGAACTCGGTGACGAGCCCGGCCAGGTCGAGGGCGTGGCCGGTACATGAGCGGCACCAGCGCCACGCCGGACGCGGGTCGGTGGGCGACGGCTCCATGCTCGTCCAGCGCACGGCGTCGGCCAGCTGGCTCAGCGTGTCCTCGAACGGGGTGTCGTGGCTGCTCGGCCACACTGGGGCGCCGCACAGGGCCACGCGGTCGACTCCCCGCGGCTTCGCGCTCGGCCTGTAGCTGGGACCGTGCAGGTGGACGACAGAGCCGCGCTGGGGCCGGACGGCGAAGAGCGCGATCACGCCGCCCTCCTCCGGTCCGGTCCTTTGAGGACGACCATGCGGCACATCTCGGTCAGCCGAGAGGTCACGCGCTCGCCCAGCACCGCGCCGAGTTCCCGGGGAGGCACGTTCGAGGTGAACAGGGTCGGGAGTTCGTGGTTGTAGCGGTGGTTGATGAGCCGGTAGTTCACTTCCTCGACCCATTCCGAGGTTTTCGCGGCGCCGAGGTCGTCGACCATCAGGAGCTTCGCGTCGGTGTAGCGCTCCAGGCTTACATCGCCGGTCTTGCCGCTCTTGGGGCGGAGGTCGGCGTACAGGTCGGGGGCGGTGGTCATCACCGGGGTCGCGTCGCCGCCGGCGGCGACGTAGCGGCGGAGCGCGGCGATCGCGGCGTGGGTCTTGCCGACGCCGGTCCCGCCGAGCAGCAGCAGCGCCGGGCCCTTGGCCGGGCCGTTGGTCATGTCCTTCACCGCGAGAGCTGCCGCCCACGCCGCGAGCTCGGGGAGGTCGGTGTCGGCGCTGGCGTAGCGCGGGGGCAGGGCCTTCGCGAGCTCGCGGCGTGCCCTGAGGCGGGCTTCTTCGCGGTACTCGGTGGCGACGCGGGCGTCTTCGGCCGCCCAGTCGATCGGGGGCGGGATCGCGCCCGACGGCGGGCTGAACGCCTTCCGTGGTTCCGTCATGGGGTTCTCCTAGCCGAGGGGTTCGTCGTAGACGCTTTGGTCGTCGGGGTTGCGGTAGGGCTGGTAGCCGCCGGAGACGGCGCGCAGTTTCGGCGGGGGTGGCTCGTCGTCCCAGCGTTTGCCGTTCAGCCACGTCGCCGGGTGCGGGATGTACTGGGTCTCGATGTCCGCCCGTTCCCACAGACCCGCCCAGTAGCGGGCTGCGGCGACGAGCCGTTCGGCCGAGGTCGCGTCCTCGGTCGCCTTCATCGCTTTCACGGCCTTGGGCCATGCCTTGCGTGCGGCGGCCTTCCCGGCCTTGCGGGGGTAGGCGTCCCAGAATTCGGAGAACAGGTCAGAGCCGTCAGGCGCGGAAGGTTCTTCTTGTCTTGATGTTGTAGTTGTCTTGTCTTGTAGTGTCTTGGCACTCGGAGTCCGGTCGGATTCCGTAGGGATTCCGTTCGGATTCCGTCCGGAATCCTTCGGCTTCTCCCCGTCGGGTCCTGGCGGAAGCGGGGGCCGTTTGCCCTTGCGAGCTGCGTCTTTCTCCCGGAGGGCTTCGATTTCCTCCACGGATTTGTTCCACCGCAACCACGCTGTGACCCAGAATCCGCCGCGCACGTCGTCACGCGTCCACAGGGTGTCGCCGTCACCGGTGACGGTTTCCGACAAGATCTGTGCGCGTTTCATCGCGTCGCGCATCCCGTGACCGACGGCGCGCGTCAGCTGAAGGTCTGAGATGAACCCGTCCGTGCCTTGATCGACGCAGAACGACAGGGCCCGCGCGTACAGGACTTCGGCCTTCTCTCCGGCCTGCATGAGCGCGCTGTCGGTCCAGTACTTCGCCGACAGTGGCGCGTAGTTCCCGAGACGACGGGTCGTAGGAGCGGGCATTAGGCCGTGGCCCTTTCTCGTGCAGGGTGCGCCGCAAGGCCGAGACGGGCTCGGATGCGACCGGTGGTGTAGGTGGTCATGCGGGTACGCGTGGCGATCTCGACGTCGGACCAGCCCGCGGCCCAGAAGTCGTAGACGAGGCGCTCGCGGTCCTTCGGTTCAAGGACTTCGGCCGGGAGCTCACCGAGGCGGCAGGCGAGCATGAGGCGCCCCCGGGCGATCGGCGCGATGTCGGGCCGTCCTATCTGGACGCTCATGGTCACCTCCTCGTCGTGGGTGGGGTGGCGCTGGCCGGGCCGGAGGAAGCACGGTCCGGCCAGCGCCGGTCATCGGGACAGGGCTACTGCTGCGGTGTCACCGCGCCGGGGGCGGCGCCGAGGAGAACCGGGATCCCGGTTTCCTCGAGACCGTCGGCGATGGTCTGGCGGATGTCGGCGAACGCCTGCCGTCGGACGAGGTCCGGGCGCACGAGCTGAAACCCGATTCGCAGGCCATCCCGCGTGATGTCGAATTTCAGGCGGGCGTTCACCTCGACCGTGGGCAGGCCGAGGAACGGGGACAGCGCGACGGTGAATTCGCGCGGGACCTCGATCTGCCCGGCCTTCGGCGCGACCTTCGGCGTGGTCTGCTCGGTGTAGGTGAACGACACGTCACCGGTGCTGAGGTCCACCGCGGTCTCGAACTCGGCCTTGCGGTGCGCCTTGAAGTTCATCGCGACGGTGAGCAAGGTCGCGCCGTCCGGCCGCACGATCGACGGGGCGTAGTCCTGGAGGAACTCGGCGAACGTGATCTGATCGAGGTACTGGCCGGAACGCTGCTGAAACTGGGACCACTCCGGGTCGTTGCGCAGCTGAAGCCGTGCGGTGTGGTCGCGCCACCCGGCGGCTTCAGGCCCGGAGTGGTCGTTGAACACGGCGGTGAACGACAGGCTGTCCTCGTCGCCCCACACGGTCGTGCGGAGGTTACCGAGCCGCTTGACGTACTCGACGAAGTTCATCGGGTCGTAGACCGTGGCCGCGCCGCGGGTGCGATCCGGCACGGTCAGCCAACCTTCGAGGTTGAGCTTCTGGATCTGCTCGTCGTCGCGGACGACGCGAACGATGTATCCGCCGTCGGCGTGGACGTCGTACGACTTCGGCGGTTCGGTGTACCCGGCGCGGCGGGTCAACGACTCGATCAGGTCGCCGTCGTAGGACGGTTCGCGGGTGAGTTCGGGGTTGCTCAAGACTTCTCCTTGGTAGAGCGGGATTCCGGGATGGACGGGGTCAGTAGAGGCGGTGCTGTTGCGGGTCGTCGCGGACCAGGTCGCCGTCGTTGGTGGCGTAGAGGATTTCGGCGGCCTGCTCGAACACGGGCACCGTGGCCTTCGAGACGGCCGAGACGATGACGGCGCCGGCGACCTTCGGCTGAGGCTTGACGTGGATGGTGACCGTGAGCTTGCCGTTCTTGTGGGTCTTGGCGACCCCGGCGACGACCGCTCGCAGCTCCTCGGAGAGCTGGGTGTTGCTCTTGCCCTTGGCCAGCTGGGCGAGCATGACCGCGAAGTCGGTCGTCTCAGTCTCGTCCTCGGTGGACTGTTCGTTGCTCACTTCCGTGTTCCTTTCCTTGTGGTGAAACAGATCTCGGTCAGGCCTTGACGAACTCGTCGCGGCAGACGATCCAGGTGACGGGGTCGGTGATCGTGGCGACGTCGGAGTAGTTGTCCTCGTCGTCTTCCGGGCATGGCACGATCTCGACACCTGCGCCGGTGACGAGGTCGATCCGCCAGCAGGTGCGGTAGCGGATCCGAATGACGACGCCGCTTGAGACGGCCAGCAGGACGCCGTCCTCGCCGGTGTCGGTGACGGGGAACTCCGCACGGATGTCGCCGTCGACCTCGATCAGGTCGTCGCTGGCGCCGTAGATCTTGATCACTTGTTGTTGTCTCCCTTGGGTCGGTATTCCTTGCAGGCGGGCCACCAGGCGCGGACGTCGGTTCCGGGGCCGCCAGTCGCGCGTCGCCAGTCGCCGCCGTAGGAGCACTTGGGGTAGGTCCCGGCGACGTCGCGCAGCGGGACGACGCGGAGGACGCACGAGCCGCATCGGAGGCCGGGGGCCTTCCGGTCGATGGAGCGGGGCGCGTCCGGGTGGAGCGGGATGTTGATTCGCAGGGCGACGCCGAGCGGGTGGTAGCCGCGACGAAGTGCCTCCGCCTGCCGGGCGGTCCGGCGCGCGTCCCGGCTCGGCGGGGGCGCGTCGATCGGCGGCGCGTCGGGCAGGTCGAACAGCGTCGCCGGACCGACGCGCTCGGCGACGTCGAGCGGCGCCGAGCGGCCGAACGTCATGCGGTAGCAGTCCGGTCCGTAGCCGCGCCGCTGGCTCGCCGGGTCCGTGAGTCGCCTGCCGCACTGCGGCCGCTGGCACCGAGACGTCATCGCGTCCGCGCCTCCTTCCGGCGGGCGAGCGTGTCGGCGGTGATCGGCGGGTACGGCACGGACTCCACGTCGAGCACGAGCGGGTGCAGGAGCTCGCGGAGCTCGTCGACGTCGTTGGGGTTCATGCGCGTGCCTTCCTTGTCCGCGATGCCGACATCCAGCGGGGTTGCCGCACCGGCGGGAGCGGCCGGACGAACCCGCACGCCCACACGGCCACGTGCTCGTAGATGTCCAGCGCCTCGGCGCGGAAGCACTCCGGGCACGGGTACGCGCTGGACGGGATGTGGTTCAGGTGCTTGCCGAACGCCGGTTTGGTGAGCGTCACGTGATCACCTCGCCGACCGGCTCCGGCAGGTGCACATCGATGATCCGGCGCGCGCCCAGCATCACGGGCAGTTGCCGACTCGGCGAGGGCGATCCGACGATGACGCGCGGTTCGGGGCGGACTTTCGGCCGCGGCCTGGCGGGCGCCGGGTCCGGCACCGTCGGCCGGGATTTCGTGTCGTAGTAGGCGATTCCCCACACGATCGCGTGGCACGCCCACAGGAACCACCAGTTGAAATCCTTCAGGTCCCAGTCATCGACGTCGGAGAACTCGAACCCGTCGTGCTCGAACAGCTCCACCGCCTCGCGGGCACCCTGCTCGTAGTGGATCTCGGCGTAGTCGTCGGCGAGGATCTGCTCGCGCAGCGCCCGACCGGTCCCGCGCGGCACGCCAACCGCGCACGCGTCGCGGAACTCCTCGATCACCTTGTCCCGGAAAGCCTTCTCGCTGTAGGTGAGAAGGCCTTCGCGGCCGCTGACGACCTTCTCCTGCCAGTAGGCGGGATTGATCCGGCCGACCGGTCCCCGGAAGAACTCGAACATGTCCTCGACGCGCTGGAAGATGAACCCGTCGCCGTCTCCCTGGAAGATCAGCGCGCCCGGCACGGTGATCAGGTCGAACCAGTAGTAGCCGGAATAGCAGGTCCCGGTGTGCCTGAACTTCAGGTGCCGGTACAGGCCTTCGTCGTGGGCGACGGTCATCTCGTGCTCGGCGGTCTCGGGCTTGAACCGCCGGAGGATCTCGGGATAGGCGCCCATCACTCGCCGCCCATGATGCCGCGCTGGTGTGCGATGTGGACGGCGTTCGCCCGGCCTCGGGCACCGAGCTTGCGGAAGAGACTCCGCGCGTGCGTCTTGACCGTGTCGACGGACACGTGCAGCGACCGGGCGATCTCCGGGTTCTCGAGCCCAGCCGCGATCAGCAGCAGGATTTGCAGCTCTCGCGGGGTCAGCAGGCCGGGCGCGGCGGGCACCTTCGGCGTGCTCGCCGACACGAGGTAGCGCGGGATCTGCGTCGGGCCGACCTCGTCCGCGGTGACGTTCAGCCGGGCCGCGCCGAACAACTCGTGCACGGCGGTGCGCGCGTTGTGCCGGATCAGGTAGGCCGCCGCGATGCGGTTCAGAGCCATCGGGTCTTCTTTCGTGCCGCATCATCGGCGGCGGTCTGGTCCGCGAGGATCCACAGCGGGGCCTCGGGAATGCGGTCGGGATTGCGGCGCAAGGCCGTGTTGACGTTGGTCGCGACGGTGGCGAGCCGGGCGCGCCACTGCCGGCGGTTCACGACGCTGCCCGCGCCGGGCGACGGACACCGGCGGGCCGGGCGGCCGGGTCGTCGATCGCGTCGTCGTCCCATGCCATCGGGGGCGCCCAGCCGCGGCGAACCGCGTTCCGGCGGACGGCGGCGACGTCGCGCCGCTGAATCGCGGTGTCCTCGGCCGGTTTCTGGTTCCACATCTCGTCGTAGAGCTGGGTGACCTGACGCGATCGTGTCCAGCGGACGCCGCCGCCGTTGATCAGGGCGCTGAGGTTCTGCTGCGAGAGCCCCAGACGTCGGCCTAGGACCGTTTGGGACCAGCCCAGGGCGCACAGCGCTTGCAGGCGTCGTCTCGTCCCGGTGCCGTCGACGACGGCGAGGTCCATGGGCGGCGCGGTGGCCGGGTCGACCGCGAGAATCAGCTCTGCCGTCGCGCGCCGGATCCTCCGCGCCGGACCGGACTCACGCCCGGCCGCCCCGTGCATGAGGTACTGCACGGTCTGCTTGTGGATCCCGGCCAGCTCGGCGATACGCGGCAGGCCCAGGCCTGCCGCCTTGAGACGGAGCACGTGCTCCCGGACCGGTCCGGACTCCACGGTGGCGCTGCGACGCAACGCGTTCCGCCGGTACCGCTTCTGCGCGTAGGCGGTGTTCGCCTTCCGGCACACCTCGCAATGGCAACCCTCGAACACGTACTTCGCGCGCCCGTGCGGCCGGACCCGGGTCGCGAGCTCGACGGTATCGCCGTGCACCGGGCAATCCTTTTTCCCGCCGGGCCCCTTGCAGGTCTCGCAGCCGGTCGCGACGGGACCGTCCAATGTGGTCGTCATCGTTGGTCCTTTCGGATCAGGAAGTCCAGGAGAGCAAGGAAAATCCGGGGGATGAGGCCGAAGCAGACGACGATCGAGGCGAGGAAGACGAAACCGGCGGTGGACATCACGCCACCGCCAGGGCGGGCGGCGGGTACTGGAAGTCGCCGAGGTCGTCGAGCAGCATCCGGCCGTACAGCCAGTGCGTCACCGGGATCTCGGTGTACGGCCGCGAGTCCTTGCCGCTGATCCGCCAGCCGTTGGCGAACAGCACCTCGTCGGCCTGGTCCATCTCCAGGTGGCAGGCGAGGCACAGGTGCAGCCCGTTGGACGGGTGCCAGGTGCCGCCCTGCGAACGGTTCAGCCGGTGGTGCCAATGGATCGCCTCGGCTTGACCGCACTTCTCGCACAGTCCGCCGGAGCGAGCCCGCACGATGGTGCGGGCCTCGCTCTCGGGGAAGAACCCGCGCGGGTTCACGACGCCTTCAGGTGTTCCAGGTAGCGCGCGAGGACACCGGGCGGTGCCTCGCGGAACTCGTGTTCGCCCTTGGTCCAGGCCTTGAATCCGCCGACGGTCTGGCCGAACGGCTTGCCCTTGCCGTGGTTGTAGCTCGTGATCTCCTTGCGGAGCCGCTTGGCGAGCTGCTCGTCGGTGAGGTGCGCATCGGCGGGACGTGGCTTCACCGGCTCGACGACCCGGAGCGGCTCGCGCATCCACATCGTGAGCGCGACCCCGAACGACTGCCCAGCATTGCGTAGCGCGTTGCCGATGCACTCCTTGACCGCGTCACCGCCGCCGCGCCTGCTCGTGGCATTGCCGTAGCCGAGCATGGTCTTCCCGCCGATGGTGAGTTCGATCCACAAGCCGCGGTAGTCGTCGAACACCGGGAGCCCGCTCCCGGTCCTGGCGAGCGGACGCCAGTTCCAGTTGGGATCGACCTCGTTGAACCTCTGCCGTACGTGGGCGTGTCCGACGAAATCGAGGTGCTCGTGCGCTTCGGTGAGGGTGTTCCCGCACGTGTCACACGGGCGCTCGACGTGCGCGGCGCAGATGCCGTCAGCGTGCTCGCACGCCTGGCACACCACGATCGGCTTCTTCCCGATCGCCTCCGGCCCGAACGGCTCGGCCAGCCGGTCAAGGGTCTCGCGCAGCGCCCGGCCCGCCTCGTCGAGCTGTTGCATGGTGGGTTCGGCGGTCACTCGGCACCGTCCACGGCGGACGGTTCGGCGAGCAGGTCGGGAAGCTGCACCTTGCCCTCGCGCAGCAGTTCGACGATGGCGTGCCGCGATCCGTCGGACGGCTTGAACGAGACCACCGTGGGCGCGTTCGCCGACACGACGATGCCGGGGACGTCGAGCTCGCCGCCGGGTCCGGCTGGGGCACCGTACGCGGTCGACGCCTCCAGCACGCTCGCACGGAAGGCGGGCGACACCTTCTCGACCGGCTTCACGAGCTCCTTGGCGTGCTCGTACAGCACGGCCTTGACCTTCTCGTCGGAGCCGACGATCTCCAGGTCGAACTCGATCTTGTCCGGGTGGTGCTCCTTCACCCAGTCCAGGAACGCGCCCGCGTCGCCGACTCCGGCGGTCTTCTCCGGCGCGCTCCGCGACAGCGCGCCGAGCTTCGTCCCGTCCGGCGCGTACACCGCGATCCGGCTGCCCTTGGTCACCTCGGACTCGGCCTTGAGGCGCGCGGCGGCGTACTCCTCGGTGGTGCGGTCGGACAGGTACTTGAGCCCGGCCACCGTCAGGTGCAGGTCCGTGTTCACGCCGTCACCGCCGGGGCCTTCTCGGCGGCCAGCAGCGGACGGCACACCCACTCGACCTTGTCGACGGTCTCCGTCACCTCGACCGTCGGGACCTCGGCCAGCTTCACCGGATCCGGCACGGTCTTCGTGACCGTCTCGGTCCCGGTGACGACGCGCTCGCACACCTCGCCGCGGTTCGCGAGCGCCGCCACGGTCAGGCCGTCCCACGACACCTTCAGCTGGTAGACGTCGTCAAAGGCGTCCTTTTCGACCTTCGCCTTGTGCTGCCGCGCAGCGCGCATAATCGCCGTGAGTTCCGCCGGGCTTGTGGCGTACCAGGCGGTCATCGTGATCGGCTCGTCCGGCTTGAGGTAGTACGCCTGAATCTCCGGGTGCGCCTCGACCATGTCGGCCAGGCGCCGGAGTCCCTCAGCCTGGCGGCGCAGCGCCTCGGCCTGCCTGACGTGCAACGGCTTGTCCTCGGTCTTCACCGGTCGTCCCCTTCGGTGTCGGTGTTCTCGTTGATGGATTCCGGCTTCGGGTGCCAGACCTCGACGACGATCGGCGCACGACCCGACGACGCGTCCTGGACGGCCCGAAGCACTCCGGGCGCGCAGCAGGCGCACGCGTCCGGCACCGTCTGGGGCGCGTCCGGGTCCCTCGGGTCGGGAAGCGGGTAGATGCGGACCGTCGTGTAGTGGTTCGTGCGCTGGCAGTGCGCGCACAGGCCGCGCTCGACCCGCGCCATCCGCACGTCTGCGCCCATCGCGCCGAGCTGCGCCCCCAACAGGAAAGCGGCGTGCGCCATCGCCTCGATCCGAGGCAGTGGGATCGTGTCGCCCGGCTCGACCTTGCGGTGCACGCCGTGCACGTACGGAGTCACCAGCCGCAAGCCGCCGAGCAGCTCCGGGGTCTCCGTCGCGTTCGCGACGATCCGAGCGACGTTGTGTTCGTGCTCGTCGGGTCGGTCCTCGAACTCCGGCGGCATCGCATGCCGCGGTGATCTGGGGTCCGTGAGACACTTCGAACTGATCACGAGGGGTTCCTCCTCTTGATTGCCGCCCGTCTCGTGTGCCAGCACGAGACGGGCTTTTCCTTTGTCTGGCCGCGTTTCCGTCGCGGCGCGACGCTGTCGAGATCAGGCGGTGCGCTTGAACTTGGCGCCGTCGCGCAGCCAGGCGTCGAAGTCGCCGCGCTCGATGAGCCACGTGCCCTTCGGGCCCGACTGACTCCCGACGAGCAGGCCTCGGCGGAGCGCGAGCAGCACGGAGTTGTGGTGGCGCGGCGACGCGTCGGCGCAGTCCGATGCGGACATCCACTGCTTCGGGGCTTCGGCGATCGTCTGCGCTGCCGTCTTCTTCTTGATGGGCTTCGTGGGCGGCCCGTTGGTCCCGGCGCCGCCGCCGCCGCCGTTCGCGGCGTCTGCGGTGTTCATAGTGGACACCGTAGGCCCAAAGTGGAAGAAATGGAACTGAATGGACATCACGGATTGGTTACGACGTAGTGGAGCTGGGTATACACCTCGCGACTGAGTGGATACCGTTGGACACCACTGGAACAGAGGGGACAGTGATGGACACCAGACGAGGCGCCCGACCGCCCGCGAGGATGGACAGCAGAGGACCAGGACGCCACCCTCGACGCGTGGCAACTGGACAGGATTGGAACCGTCTGAACTGGCAGCGACTGGCGTCGCACGTCATCAGCTTTCGACAGCTCGCCGGCTACCCGACCCCGCGAGCGCTCGCGGACGTCACCGAGCCGCGGAAGGAGATGTCGTACAAGACGCTCCTGCGCATCGAGCGAGCGGCGCAGCCGGTCAGCCCGAACACCTTGGGGATCCTGGAGCGATACCTGCATTGGAAGCCCGGGAGCGCGGTCACGGTCCTGCACGGCGGAGAACCCGAACTCGAAGGCATCGACGCGAAGGAGGCCGAGTCAGCGGCCATCCGGCGCGAGATCCTCGCCATGACGCCAGAAGAGCGCACGGCGACGTACCGGCGGATCCGCGCCGTCCTTGGGCCAGAAGAGGCCGAGAAGTGGCGACAGAGGGTAATCGAGCTGATCGCCGACGCCGACGAGGAACCGCTTTCTAGTCCACAACAGACCGACGATGAAGTGGGCTAATGCCTCTTAATCAAGTTGCAACGTTACAAATCACCCGCTTGTCGTAACTTTCCCAAGCTAACTAACGCTGAGCAACATCCACACGAAAGGCCGAGTACCGAATGAGTCCATAACGGACACACACCACCACCACGAACGGAGGGCCACGTGTCCTACCCGATGTCGCCCCGCCCTATCCCCCGTCACCTCGCCCTCGGGCTAGGCATCGGAGCAGTGGCGACCGGCATTGCCGCCCTCATCCTCGCGACCTTTAGCTCCGTCTACGACTGGCCGGGCGCCGCCGTGAACCTCGCCGGCATCAGCGCCGCGTTCTTCGGCGCGACCTCACTACTCGTGTGGTGCACGCAGAAGATCATCGACTACCTCGCGACGTGCCACGAGGAGCACCGGGAGGCGCAGGAAGCGCACCGGGCCGCGATGCGCACCGAGATGACCAAGGCGCAGAAGGCGCTCGAGAAGCGCCTCGCCGCGTGGCAGCGAAGCCTCGACGAACGCGAGGCGCTGCGGATCACCGCGGCTTTCACGCCGACCCAGAAGACCCGTCTTCACTCTGTGGAGGGACCGCATGGCATGGGCTGAACGAATGCCCTCTGGCCGATGGCGCGGCTGCTGGCGAGACACCGCCAAGCGGAAGCAGTCCATCACGAACGAAGGCCGCGGCTACGACCGCAAGACCGACGCCAAGGAAGCCGCGCAGGAGCAGGAGGTCAAGGCGCGCCGGCGTGCTGCCGCCGAGGCTGGCACCGCCTCGGCGAAAATGCTGTGGCGGGACCTGTGGGAGATCTACAACACGCGACCCAAGCGCGCGAAAGCGGTCAGCGGCACGACATTCGTGCAGTCGGAGAACGTCAAGCGGTACGTGATGCCGCGCTGGGGTGACACTCCGATCAACAAGATCAGCCACGTCGCCGTGCAGAACTGGATCGACGAGGACATCGACATCCTGGGGAGGAAACCGAACTACGTGCGCACGGTCTACACGCCGTTCCGCGCCTCGATCAACTACGCGGTGATCAAGCTCAAGATCTTGGACGCCTCACCGTGCGTCGGGATCGAGCTGCCGAAGGCGCCGAAGCGACAGAAGAAGACGCACACGACCACCGATGAAGCCGCCAAACTGGGGAAGAAGCTGCACCCGCGATACAAGCGGATGCTTGAGTTCGAGCTCGAAACCGGCCTGCGCCCTAACGAGCTCTGCGGTCTTCACGCCGTGAACGTCGACCGCAAGCGCCGCCGGATCACGGTCGCGGACGTCTACGTCAGCAACAAGAAGGTCATCCGCGCGTACACGAAGAACGGGGAAGAACGCGAGGTTCCGTTGACGCAGCGGGCGCTTCAGCTTGTCGACGAAGCGCTGGAGGGCCGGGACCTCGCGGCCGGGTGCGGGGTGCCGCACGCCAACGGCACCAAGTGCAAATCCGCGATCGTGTTCCTGTCGCCGAGGGGTGAGGTGGCCAAGCCGCGGAACTACTTCTACGCGATAAACCGGGCGTCCGGCCGCGCCAAGATGCCGAAGCGTGGCGCCTACGACGCGCGTCGCGGCTTCTCCACACGCGCGGTCGAGAATGGCGTCGATCCGTTCACGCTCCAGGCCATCCTGGGGCACGCCACGCTCGACCAGACTGCCGAGTACGTGCAGCTGACGGACACCGCGCTCAACGCGTTCACGGCGAGAATGGGCGACCCTGTCGAACTCCGCGCTGTGAAGGACGAACTCGCCGCCATGGGGCACGAAGAGGTGCGTGGGGCAGATCATGGGGCAGATGTTCAGGGCACGACAGTGGACGAGAGTGGGAACGACTCGCACTCAAACACTGGCTGACCTGCACATACGGCCTATAAGAGTGGTCATCAGTGGACTACGCTGAATACCAGAAACCGCAGGTCAGAGGGTGTGCACGATCGAGG